CCTATTCGGGTATTGCCATGCAGGATAACAACGTTGGCGGATTTGTAATTTTTGGTAACGCAGGTGGTGGCGGCGACATAATTTATGTTGCCGGTTATGGCGGCGGCGCATTACAATACGGAACCACTGACAGCATAGCACCAAGAACAACAATCCTTTCTTGGACTTCTGCTGGTACACAAGTTACCGGCGCTGGTACATTTACCGGTGAAGTTACAGCATATAGTTCAGATCGTCGATTAAAAAACAACGTACAAACCATTGACAATGCAGTGTCTAAGGTGCTAAAATTAACTGGTATTACATATACCTGGAATGATCTAGCTAACGAATTAGTTGGGTTTGATACTGAAAATCGAGTTGCTGGGTTATTTGCACAGGATGTTGAAGAAGTTTTACCAGAAGCGGTAAAACTAGCACCATTTGACACCGACAACAATGGCGAAAGTAAGTCAGGAGAAAACTATAAAACGGTTCAGTACGAAAAATTGGTACCATTGTTGGTTGAAGCCATAAAAGAACAGCAACAGCAAATCGCTCAACTTCAGCAGTTGGTGAATCAGCTGGTCAATAAATAACCAGCCACCGAGGAAAATAACAGATGGCAATTTTACCAGCAACAGGATCAGCAATAAAGATGGGCGGTGTTTATCAGGCATATACAAACACAGCTCCGTCGGCCGGCCTAAACATTAGACTTAGTGCTACTTTAGGTGCCAACTACGGTGGTAAGTCAGCCGGTGCTACAATTGCTTTCTCCTCAACATTCGGTGGTAAGACTACGCCTTACACTTACTCATAACGGATTGAAATGAAAAATAGAAAATTAGACATAGATAAAATTCTTACCTTAGCACAAACTGGACCTAGTCGTTGGGAATTGGACAATGTTACATGGAACGATCGTGCTTCGAATCCAAAAACCCTAATGGCCTTCTTGGAAAGAATTAAAACACTTGAAGATATTGATAGCCGTCTTCCAGAAGAAAATCAAGAGTTAGAAATTTTGTTAGATCTTGCCAATGACATGGAAGAAGATGCCTGCATCGAACTATTGTCAAACAAGGATGAGATCGTTCAGCAAAATTTTATCGAAACACTGGCTCGTACCAGTGCTCTCGAAGTGCTGACCAAGGAGCGTGTCAGTTACGAAACCATGTCAGCTACCTGCAAATTAAGCCCAACAGATTTTATTCTCTGCGCCAAACGTACACAGGACATCATTAACTCTGTTCTTGAATTGGTTATTCAAGGTGAAACACTGAGTCAAGATGTAGCCGGCGCATGAGCAAGAACGTTTTTTCGGCCAGCAAGTGGAGCCTGAAGAAAAATAAACTTGCCGTGTTAGTGCCCTGCAGAGACATGTTACATGCTGGGTTTAGCAAATGTCTAGTAGAACTAGTCAAACTAAACACAATGAATGGCCTTGATACTCATGTGGTATACGATGCCAGTACTGTATTGCTCACACAACGGGCTAGATTAGCGGCCGAAGCTCAGGCTATCGGTGCAGAATATATGTTGTGGTTAGATTCAGACATGATATTTCCAGCTACCACTGCCTTGAGATTGTTAGCACACAATGAACCAGTTGTGGCCTGCAATTATATCCGCAGGCAGTTACCGGCCAAAGGTGTTGCATATGAGACCATAGGCGACTGGGAAAATCCCCTGCCATTTGAACCACAAGATGAACTAGTGCCCGTTGAAGGTATAGGCATGGGCTGTATGTTGGTCAAGACCAGTATACTACAAGAAATTCCTAAACCTTGGTTTGAATTCCATTGGACCGAGGAAAGCAACGACCATCTAGGCGAGGACATGGATTTTTGCATGAAGATGGCCGATGCAGGTTATACCGTAAAAATTGACACAAATCTCAGTATGGAAATGCGCCATCTAGGCACATGGGCGTTTGGTCCTGATTTGTTAGATTAAATCTAACAAGACTTCAATTTTAGTTTTGATAGTTTTGTTGACAAAACTATTTTTTACACCCTGATGTAGTGGCTTAGGCCAGCTACTGTATTTTACCCAAGCATACCCCTCGTGTTCTTCGTTGAGCACAGGGGTAAATTCTTTGTCAACTATCAACACATAGGTATTATAGTGGAAATTTTGATCGTTGCTGGTAAACAATTCTAATGGCACAACTTTTTTTATCTTAGGTGTTGCGCCCACTTCCTCTGAAATTTCTCGGGTCAGCGCATCGTAGGGTGTGAGATCTGCAGGCTCTTTTTTGCCGCCAACCAGTCCCCAAGTACCCGCAGTTTTTCCTTGACTTCTCAGCAGTAATAAGAATCGTTTGGTGTCCTTGGCCAGGAATAATCCGCCACTACAGATAATTTGATTTAGAGAATTAGACGCCATAAAGCCTTATCGTAAACACCTTCAAAGCTCTTGCTCCAAGAATGCTGTGCCCACTTGTATTGGACACCGGTGTATGAGTTAGTTATGTAAGTTACATCTGTAGTGCTAGCCGAATTGAAAATCACATTCCATGCTGTTCCGTCCCACTCTACGATAACATTTGCATGAGCCTGAGGGTCGCTATCATCGGAATTTTTCCAAGCATCGGGCCCGTCATATCCCGGCTGGCCGTATTCGTTGTTTATATTTAAATTTTCTAATATCAAATAACGAGTACCTGTAATTTTATTCTGAGGATTAAATGTTTCGGGATTAACGATAGCATCTATGGTGCCTCTACCTGCAATAACGGTATTGCTAGGAATAGTGTCGGCATCAAAATTTAAAATCATCCTAGATTCATCTGTAGGATCCATGCTGATGTAGGCTACGATTTCGTTACCATCAGGTTTGGTTAATCTTAATTGACTTAGTCCTGCACGGAACTGCCCCGGGTATAAATCTAATAATTTTAACCAAGAGTGTTCAATACCAGGAACTGATATATTAATAACATTGCCCGGAGTATTGTTTGAAATCAGCGTGGCCACATTGTTCAATACCAATAGATCAAAGTCTCCGGCAGTGACCACTGTGGTAAACACATCAGTACCGATCGTGCCTAATACTGCATCACCATTGTTAAAATCAGCCGCAATGGTTCCTGCCGGTAGTGCAAATGCGTTGGTGATAATTTTAGTAATGACTCCCAGCTGTTTAACTTTTACAGGCGGTGTGATCCACACGTGGGTCTCGAAGGTAATATTTAAAATGTCTATGTCTTGTTCTAATCCCTGTGGTATGCTTCGGCTCGACCATAGTTGACTTTTCAAAGTTAATACGCTGATACTGGTCCAGTCGATATAGTTGTCGGTGGTTTGCAATTCTAAGCTGGGGTTGAACAATACTGCAATCTGTTCCCATAGCTGTAATTTTTGATCAGTGTTAGTAGTCCATATGTCTGCCGCAAAATCAGCAAGATACGGGGTTGGCATGATTTTTTCTACTGTGTAATTTTTACCCTGTTGCTTGGTATATTTTCCACTTGTTTGATCAACTGCCCTTTCTCTAATATTAGTAGTACTGATAAATGTAGGGTCTTGCATTCTAGTGCGATCGAACTGTAGATCTTTAATATAACAGGCAATAAATGGCGCACTAGGTATGGTATTTTCACTGTTTTTCTTCAAAATTGAACCAACTTGACGATTCATGTCCCCATACCGTACAGGAACCCTAGTCAGTTGACCTTTAGCATCTTTAACATAAAAGTTGCTCATAATACGCATAAATTGTGTTAGGTATCTACGTACCTGGCCATCATAAAAGAAATCCATTATTAACCGTCCGCCTTAGGTTTGAGTGCTTTGCTTAGTGCTTGTCGTTGTGCTACAACTTCTCCAGCAATGGTAGCTGTATTTGTGTTGTTGATAAACCCTGTTTTCTGTGTTTGACGTACTGCTTTTCCTGCCCATGTTCCAGAAGCTACATCGTCTGAACCAAAATTGTTCAACGTCATCCTTACATTATCTTCAAATTTGAGCCAATGCCTGCCGTCATATCTAAACAACCGATTAGGCAGATAATCTGTTCGTAGATAGAATTGCCCCACTACAGGGTTTGATGGGAATGATATTCCGAATCCATAAGGAGCACCATTAGGTGGTTTTCCATCTCCGGCTAGATAACCTGATTTAACATAATAGTCTTGATTGGGACTTTGCAGGACCATGCTGGCATCTAATAT